AACTTTGTACCTCAAAGACCTACAAATATAGAAGATGCTGACGGTGACACAAGAGTTCATGTAGAGGAAAGCTCCGACGAGGACAAAGTAAGAATAGATACCGCCGGTACAGAAAGAATGATAATTGACAATAATGCAACAATGTCAGCAAATGGTGGTTTCTTTATACATAGAACAACTATGGCGTCAGGTGAAACTTTTACAATATCAGCCAACACAGGAACAGTAGCAGCAGGACCATTAGATATAGAGGGTACTGTTGATGTAGCCGGAACATTGGTGGTTGTATGACAGATCAAATAATTATAATATTAGGCTCTATGGCTCTTGGCTATGGTCTTGGATTTATAGTCCGTCTTATTATTGACGATAAAAAAGAAAAGATCAACAGGTTGGAAAGGAGCGATTTCGACGATGGCGTAAAGTATAATAATGTAGGCGGACCTACACTTCAAGAAATGGTGGACTCAAAATACGATCCTGAAAACTATTTTGCAGGTAAAGGAAGGAATTATCATAATGAGCGAACTTAATGTAGATACAATAAACGAACAAACATCAGCTAATGGTGTGACTATTGACGGTGTTTTAATTAAAGATGGTCAAGTTGATGGTGTAGATGTATCAGGTATTACTTCAGGTCCTGCTGTAAGCGAATCAACTTGGTCAAGTACAATAAGTTATTCTACGAATTTAAATGCTACATCAGGGTATTCAACAACTACTCTTACAGGGAACTATTACAAAGTTGGTAAACTACTACATTTTTGGCTACCAACAATAAATAGAACAAGTATGTCGCAAAGTGCAGACTTTATTGTTAATGATATTTCATTACCTGAAGCGTCTTCTTCAACGAACAATACTGCAAATATGGTTTATGGATATAACTTACAGGGTAGGTATAACGCTACAGATTACACAAATGGTTATGCAGTCTGTTCTGTAGGGTCAAGCACAAGCACAGCAGGAACTCAATTTTATGGAACAAATGGTACAGGGCAAGGTAAATTACGATGCTATGGAAGTTCAGGCAGTATTGTAATTTCAGGTTGGTACATAACAGCAAGTTAGGATAAATAATGGCTAGCAAAATAAAAGTAGATAATATAGAGGAAAATACTTCAAATGGTGGTGTAAATATTGGACACAACCTAAATTTAAAATCTCTTACAACCTCGCAGATTAACGCTCTATCAGGTATGAGTGCAGGTGCCGCAGTATATGACTCTGATCTAGGAACTATAAAACTATATAACGGGTCATCTTGGAACGCTATGTCAAGTAGCACTTTTAGTATTGCTTGCGATTACTTAGTAATAGCAGGTGGTGGAGCGGGCGGACACCAACACGGCGGAGGTGGAGGTGCCGGAGGCTATCGTGCAACTTACAATAATGAAGCGTCAGGTGGCGGAGGATCATCGGAATCACAATTATCTTTAGTGCCGGGAACATCTTATACGGTGACAGTTGGTGCAGGTGGCGCAGGTGTCGCAGGTGGAGGATCTTCGGAATTTGGTAGTGACGGTAATGAGGGTAGCGATTCAGTATTTCATACAATAACTTCTATTGGAGGAGGATCTGGCGGACAATGGAGCGGTCATGTCGGGACAGCAGGAGGCTCAGGCGGGGGCGGAGCTACGCATGGAGCGGCAGGCGGTGCAGGAACAGCTAATCAGGGCTACGCAGGTGGATCAGGATCAAATGTTAGCGATCACTTTGCCGGCGGAGGCGGAGGAGCAGGATCAGTAGGTGTGAATGGTGTAAATCAAAAAGCAGGTAATGGTGGGGACGGTGTAGCCTCAACTATTACCGACGCTAGTGTAGAAAGAGCAGGAGGCGGTGGTGGAGGTATCTATAAAGGTACAACAGGTGCTACTCTTTCTTGGCGGGGTTTAGGTCAAGACGGTGGGGGCAACGGTGCAGGAAACGCCGGTGGACAAAATGAAAATTTCTCAGCAACTTCAGGTACAGCTAATACCGGTGGGGGCGGTGGGGGAACAGGTACTTACCATAGTGGAGCGACATCAGGCTCAGGTGGTAGCGGTGTTGTAATACTTCGTTATCCTGATAACTTTACTATAACTGCAAGTGCAGGTTTGACTGCTAGTACATCAAATGGATCAGGAAATACAAAAATAACTACATTTACAGCAGGAACAGGAACAATAACTTTTAGTTAGGAGATAATATGGCTCATTACGCATTTTTAGACAGCAACTCAATAGTGACAAATGTAATAGTTGGAAAAGACGAAACAGAAGATCTGCCAACAGGTTTTAGTTCTTGGGAAAATTTTTACGCAAATGAAATGGGACAAAACTGTAGGAGGACTTCATACAATACTTACGGAAACGAACATAAAGAAGGTGGTACAGCCTTTAGAGGTAATTACGCAGGTAAAGGATTTTACTATGACGCTCAAAACGATGTATTTATTCAACCGCAACCTTATCCAAGTTGGACACTTAACGAAACAACTTGGTTATGGGAAGCACCTATTGACTACCCAGACGACGATAAAGGTTATTATTGGAACGAAAATGCACATTTGAGAGATATTACAGCAGGTTGGGAACTGCTTGAAGTACAGGAGTAAATTATGTCAATATTAAAAGTAAATGAGATAAGACCAAGATCGACAGGTGCAAGTGTAGATTTTACAGTACCCGTTGGTTTAAAAGCTTACACAACCACGGAAAGAGATGCTTTGTCGTCTTTATCAGCCGGGGAAGTGATATGGAATACCACAACTTCAAAAATGGAAGTGTACAATGGTAGCAGTTGGGATTCAGTAGCTACAGGATCAGCAGGTGCAAGTTTAGGTCTAGTTGTAGCGCTAAGTTAGGATAATTATGGCAGAAACATTTAAAAATGCTTATCAGGATATTACATCGTCCGCCGCTACTATATATACTTGTCCGGCATCAACAACAGCAATCGTTTTAACACTAAGAATTACAAATATTGACGGTACAAATGACGATACAATTACAGCAGATGTTATTGATAGTGGTGGATCAGCAAACGCTAGAATAGCTTACACAATAACTGTTCCCGCCGACTCGACACTTGAATTAGCCGGTACTTCTAAAATTGTTTTAGAGGCAGGAGACTACATACAATTACAGGGCGGTGCTTCGTCGGGAGATCTTGAAGCCTTTGCGAGTATCTTAGAAATAACATAAAGGTTTTGATATGCCTAAAAGTATCAACCCTAACTACATAGGTAAATCACCTGAGTTTGATGAAATAAAACAACTAGAGGGAAAATTTGATACACAAATGTCTTCTCAACAAATTAACATCAATACTTCCGATGTTATTCCTGATATTTCAACTAATCCTTTAAACATATATGTACCAAGTACATTTAACGATACTACAAAAGTATGGGAAGACTATATGGGTAATAATAATTCTAGTAGTTATAGAGGTAGTCCTTCTTATACAACAGGTAGTTCATCTAACAATGCAACAAATATTACGGAATGGGTACAGGGTAATACCTCAGCAGGTTTAAGGTTTAGTCATACCACTTGTAGTTCTGGATATACAGGATTTACTGTGACAAGATACAATGGAACTGAAGGAAGAATTTGGGAAGGAAAAAGTGGTAATTGGCTTTCAGGTCATTGGAGCGGTAATTGTCCTGTAGCCTATCACGAAGGTTGGCTTACAGATCAAGGCGACAGAGCAGGTACAAGTTGGATTGTGACAGTTGATCAATATAACTATTTTAGAGGATATTATAATGGAACAAGCTATGGTGGTACAGGTGGTAGCAATAGCAATAGTAGTTATTGGTGTTTAAACGCAGGCGATAGAGCTGAAGATAGCGATTGGGCTTGTTATGGTTTTTGGTATTACAACACTACTTTAGGAACAAGTGATCGTGATCAAGTAGTTTCATATATAAAAAACTTAGTGGGTATTTCATAATGACTAATAGAAGACTGCCCAGAGTATTTGGTTATAGGGGTAAATATCCTAGAACTACCGGAACAGAATCTACAGCAACTGAAAAATTAGTTGGTAGTCAAAATCACGAAGAAGCATACGCTTTAGCAGTCAATAACTCGGGCAGGGGGTTGTCAGCCGAAAATCCTTTTACTGAATTGTCACAACCCGGCGCAGACAATGTAGAGAACGGAACATATTACTTTAACTTATCTAATGGTGCTACTACTGCTTATGTAGATGGAGATGGGACATATACAGACGACAGTTCAAATCATTGGGTTTTGTATCAATCATTTGCTAGCGATAATGCTTTTACAACTTCTAATGTTAAAGGTTTGTATGGTAATAGAATATTAATTAATCAGGGCGGTTGGCACGATAGTGGTTGGACAAATTGGCACGATGGAAATACTAACTCGGGTTATGGTTATCACAGAGGTACAGGTTTCGTAGCTTTTTTTGGCTCTAGTGGTAATGTGGCTCATTGGTACAATACAATACCTTTTACAAATGAAGTGACGCAAACAAGAATCCGTTGTGGCTCTGCCGCAGGTACAGATATTCAATACTATTCTAAAAATGGATCAGGTGGCTGGACAACACATCACAATGGAATATCTAACACAGATCAATGGCGTAATTCAGGTAGTCCTAATAATCACTTAGAAGGTGGTTATCATATTTGGTTAAGAGAGGGTAGTGGCTCAATATGGCGTATTCAGTCAATGTGGTTTAGATAATGGCATTAGATATAAGCTATGGATTTATTTTAAAAGAAGATTTGCAATATATAAATATTATTGAATTGTATCAAAATGTAAGATACACAGATGATGAAAGTATGTTTATGGTTAGTTGGATAGGAGACACACCACCTGTTTTACACGGATTATTAGAAATTGTTGTAGATACTGAAGAACAAGTAAACCAAATAATGTCAGGAGAGTGGAATGTCGAATAGAAGATTACCTAATTGGGGATATAAAGGCAGACCTCCTAGAACTAAAGGTACTGAAGAAACAGCTACTGAAGTACTACAGGGTGTTAAAACTCACGAAGAAGCATATATGTTAAAAGCAGCAAATCAATTTGATTATCCACAGGAAAACTTACTTCAATATTTGGATAAACAATTTTACACAAGTGGCTCTAGTTGGACAGATCAAACAGGTAATGGTTATGATGCTACTTTCTATGGGACAATCTCACAAAGCACAACTTATGGTGGAACTGTAGGTAGCTTTTATTTTGCTCATAATCAAACTTCTAATAGATTAAATATGGGAACAGGGTATAGGAATTTATCTAGTGCAAATGCTTGGTCTATGGTATTTGTTTGCAGAGCGCCATTTGGTAGCAATAGATATGGAATTTCTATATCTACTAATAGTACAGACAACAATCATATTATGACAGGTAGTAATAATTGGAAAACTTGGAAAAATGGTATAGATAACACAACAAATACTACTTATTATCAAATGTTGGTGTATTCATACAATGGAACTAATGCAAAGCTTTATGAAAGTAGAAATGAGGCAACACAAAATATTGGTGGTACGCAAAACGATATAAGAATTTCAGGTGGGCAATTTATATTAAATCAAGAACAAGATGGTAGTGCTTCTTCAGGATTTACTTACGATTCTAATCAATCATCACAATGGTATATCAGTGCTTTTATGTTATATGATGAAGTTATATCAGCACAAGATATTGCAGACCTACAGGGATATTTTAAAGGAATATACCCAATAGAAACTTTATAACACTATGCAAACTATTAAAACCCAATAGGAAAGGTATCTAATGCTAAACTATAAAAGAATCTTAATTAAGGGAAATCATGGCAAATAGAAAACATTTAATTAGAGTAGTCACGACTAGTGGTGATACTACCGGTTTTAGTGAATTTGTCGCCGGATCAACCGATGGCGGACCGTTAATACCTAGTTTTACTACAACGCAAAGAAATGCAATAAGTTCGGCTACAACCGGTGAAATTATATACAACAGCACGGATTCAAGACTTCAAGTGTACAATGGCTCAAGTTGGCAGTCAATAGAAGCAGGAGATGTCACAGGTGTCACAACCGCGGCTACTTCTGGTTTGGACGGTGGTGCTGATAGTGGGGCGGTCACACTTGTTATAGATGCTACAAGACTTACCGACGGTACAAGTATTGATGTAGATGAAGATAACGATTTAGTTATGCTTTATGACAACTCTGCAAGTGCAATGGTAAAAGTGAAAGCACAACAATTACATACTACTGAAGCTTTACAGTGGTTGGGATTATAGGAGAATAAATGGCAGTATATACAGCAGCAGAACTAAATGCTAGTGAAACGCTTGGTACATCCGAAGCTGAAATATTTACAAACAGCAACAAGATCATTATCAAGCAACTCATACTTGCAAATTACACAGCTACTGATAGAACAGCACAGATAAAAGTTGTACCTAACGGTGGATCAACAGCAGATAGTCACATTATATTTGGTGATATAACTGTGCAAGCTAACACAACTCAAGTTATTGACTTGGCTATGGTTGTTGCAGCAAACGCGTCTATTAGAGGTAAGGCAAGCGCGGCTAGTTCTATAAATGTACATGTTTCCGGTGTTGAGGTAAGCTAATGCCTTCCATAGAAATACCCGAGCCGGTCTTTTTAGACAGACTTGGTGGTGAGGAGGTATATGGTTTTGGACAAGATGGTAATGTCACAATAACCTCAAATACCACACTATCAAGAGATATGTACTACAACAATTTAACAATAAATGCTAACTGTACATTAGATAGCAACGGCTATCGTATCTTTGTCAAAGGAACACTTACATTTACAAATAGCACTTCAAGAATAGGTAGATTTACAAACAAAACTACTGTAGGAACTCTTAAGGGTGGCTTTGCTAAAGGTACAGCAGCAACTGATACATTAGGCGGTAAATCAGGATCACAATCAGACTCAGCACATAACGCAAACAAATTTTTTAGTGGGGAAAACGAATTTTTTAATTTAACAGTAGCTATACAGGGGTCAAAGTTTGATCCTGCGTCTGGCTCTTATAAGTTTATAGGAGGTGGATCTGGTGGGGGTGACGGATCGATTACAGCAAACGCCTCAGCAGGTGCAGACGGTGGTGACTCAAATTGGAGTGACTATCAAACAGTTGGTGCGCCGGGTGGTAAAGGTGCAACCGGTAATGCAGCAACAGCGGGTACAGGTGCGGTAGGCGGTGGAGTTGTTTTAGTTATTGCTAAGACAATAGTAGGTGACGGTACAGTTAGAGCCGACGGTGATGACGCTTCTGCTGGAACGGATGGAACAACAGGCGCTCCTGCACCAGACGCTAGTACACCGGGAAACACAGTTCCGGGTAATACAAATACACATCCGGGAAATAACTATTCTTATTCAGGAAATAATTATTCATACGGATATAGCTATCCGGGGAACAACTATTCCTACACATCACCCGGAAACCCATACTCTTACAGCGGATCAAATCCTCACACACATTATCATTGGCACGGCGGTCCAACAATTAATAACTATCAATCCGGATATTATCATTATCACTATAACCACTCACATCCATACACAAACTATGGAAGTAATAACCCTACAACAAACTATGGGTCTAACAATACTAATTATGGCGCAAACTACGGGTCAAATCCAACTAACTATGGAAGCAACCCTACCAACTACGGTACAAATCCTTCTACCACAAACCCAACAGTTTATCACCCCGGCGGTGCAGGTGGCGCAGGCGGAACAGCATCAGACGGGTATAACGCGGGGGGCGGAACAGTAATTTTAATTTCAGGAACAAAACCTTTACCTAGCGGTTTGACATTAGCAGCAGCCGCAGGTACGAGTGGTACAGGAACAGCAGGTGCCGGAACTGTATTAACCGTTTACAATATTGCTGCTAGCGACACAGATCCGGGAGCGTAAAATGGCTATAAAAGAAATAGGTGTAGTACCAAGCGACTTTGAAACTTTTGATGTGATACCAGACAGTATTTATGGCTCTGGTAATGACGGTAATGTCACAATATCATCTAATACAACATTGACTCGTGATATGCACTACAACAACTTAACTATAAATGACGATATACATTTAAACACAGCAGGATATAGAGTTTTTGTTAGAAACTCTTTAATGTTATCTAGTACACCAAGCGAACAAGCTACTTGTTCATTAGGTAGAAAAGGCGCAGCTAGTACAGACGGAACATTAAAAGGCGGTACTACAGGTAATGCAACTAACAGTATTGGTGGTGCGGGAAATGGTACAAGTGCTACAGCGCCTACCGAAGGTATAGAATATTTTAACCACCCAGACTTAGCTATAAGCGGAGTTATTGTACACGGTGGTCAAACAACACCCGAAGCTGTAGTTGGCGGATCAGGAGATACAACAAACGCAGGTGGTGGAATTGTAGTTTTATGTGCAAGAAATATTAGTGGTTATGGAACTGTATATGCTACAGGAGAATCTACTACCGGTGGTGGTGCAATTTTTATAGTTAGTCAAGACATACCACTTACAGGACTAGCCACAGATGTCACAGGACACAATGACGGTAATGTAAAAACATTTAAGGTCTAATTATGGCTAAAAAATGTACTTGTGGTAGAAGCCCAATAGGTAATTGTATAGGCGTACATAATGTACCAGAAGAGGAATGGCTAGAAGCTTTAGAAGAAAATAGGCGGTTGATTTATGGCGACAGTTAGAGTTTATTACAAACGAGAAGATCAAGATTATAGTAATTGGGATTTATTTTATTTTCCCGGCACTTTATATCCACAAGACGCACCTAATTTATTTCCTAGTGATTTAATCGATAATGTATATCCTTATGGTCCAAGAAAAAAATTAAATTTTGTAGTTGACGGAACACTTGGTTATGTTGATGTTGAGTTAAACAATGCAAAAAGGTTTTCTTTATATATAAGACGCAAAGATTTTATAACAGATTATAACGGTGAATATGATACACCACTTAAATTGACAGACGATTTGTTAAACGAATATAAATATGAAGTAGGTTATGTTTGGGATATTGACACAAATGTAAATCCTAATGTAAATTTTTATATAAAAAATGATAGCCCTTATGTTTATGCAGATAATACCTATACAGATGTTTTAGCTACCGATATTACTTGTACTACAATAGACAATTTTGATAAAGAACTTGATACAATATCAACAGATGACGGAGATGACGGAACTGATCAGGGGTCATATTCGTTTATAAAAATATTTTACAGTAAAGCTCACGCATATTTTGTCGAAATACCTGACGATTGGGTTTGGCCTGTCGAGGGTAGTCCGGGAATAAAAGATATTCGTGAATATTCAATGCTATACTGTCTAGGAAACACTTACAATATAGGAGAAGATATGGATCTATCAATTAGCGCCGATGCCTTAGCAACGGAAAAAGCTGATGCCCTACAAGTCTGTGAGAAAGCAGTTGCTAACTGTCTTTACAAACTTGGTGAAGATATAGACGCATTTGACGAAACTGCGTTCTTGGCCGATGTTGATGCTTATAAAGCTACAAAAGATGTTAGCTTTGGTGCAACAATCGATTACTTAAAGGCACAACTAGATATTCGAGCAACACTCACAGCCTAATAAAAGAAGGGAGGATTGTGAGATTAATATACTACATACCCGAAGGTGAATCTATTGATGATTACAAACAAGAATGGGAACAAGTAGTTGCCGAAGTGCATACAGGGTTATCACCAAACATAGAAGACTTTGTAAAAGACCCTAGTGTCGCACAACTTGTTGAAATACCTGAATATAGAAAAGCTCATGTTCCTGTTAATGCACCCTCAACAGAATTTGTACAATACATATATATTGACGAATTTATTGACAAAGACAATATGCCTCAATACTCAATGGAGGTCTGGTCAAAAAATTTAGACAATCCTAGTGAGCAACAAAATAAAATAGATACTCATTTACTACAATACGACAACCATAAAAAATATTTTTATAGTGAACATATTGCTCTTAAACCCGGATGGTATGACATAATTTTTTATAAAGACAAAAAAGAAGTAGATAAAAAAGAAATCGCTATATACGAAAAAGCAGATGAAGAAGAATAATTTATGGGTAAGTGGTACACCTAAAGAAGTTATTAGAGGTGTTGTCGCTTGGGAAAATTGCTTAGAAGTACCAGACGGCATAATAGAATCTATGGACGAAGATGTAGATAATTGGAAAGCCCAACAAACTTTAGAATCTACTAAAACAGACGAAGCAGCAAAATCTTTATATAACGATAACGGACCTATAAGATTTGATCCAGAAGCTCAATTTACAAAAAAAACACATTATCAATTTTTAAAACAAGTACAAGCAAACGCTTTAAACAAAGCAGCACAATATTTTGAATTGTACCCAGATGTAGAAAAAGAAGTTAATTGGTTAGAAAAGTACCAATACATAACTTATAGTCCGCCAAAACACATGACATATCATAGTGACAATCACTCAGTTAGAAACCCTAAAACAAATCAATATTACATTGCACCGTATATGCGTCGAATAACTATATTAACTTATCTCAATGACAACTTTATGGGTGGTAGTTTGAAATTTAGATACTTTCCGGAGGCTGATCCATACAAACCACCTGCCGGATCGGTTGTAATCATGCCTAGTTCTTTTGTTTATTCACATGCAACAACGCCTTTGTTGAACGGTCGTAAGTCTGCATTTTTAGTTTCACTTAGTAGTAATTTTGATATGGATAGCTATAATAATGGTAATCCAATAGACCAAATCAAGATGAGGGAGTTTTCGTGAAAAAAATTATGGGTTGTGTTGAAATCTATGAGGATTTCATTACAGAAGATCAAGCTAAAACAATTATAAAAATATGTGAAGATATTGATCAAGACGAAACATTTGAATTAGGTTTTAAAGATGCGTCCGTTGGTAAAGGACACAAAGGCGGAGATATTAGGTCAAATAAGACTTTTGGTATTACTGAACATTACTTTTTACCTAAAGAATCAAGACTATACAGAGAGTCCGTTAAAAATGGTAATGACAAGTATTTTAGAGATATAGCTAACTTACAAGACTTACTCACACAAAAGTTAAGTGAGTATGTAAATGAATACACTAAAAAGTATGAGTTTCCAATTATGTTTGATGAGGGATATACTTTATTGCGTTATCAGGGCGGTCAAGAATATAAAGCTCATTGTGATTATGCACCACACATGCCTAGATATTTAAGTGCGCTAATACTTTTAAATCCTACTGAGTATGAGGGTGGCGGTACATATTTCATACACTTTGACGAAAATGTTAAACCCGATAAACCTGCTTTAGTTTTGTTTCCTAGCAATTACGCTTATTCCCATAGGGCTATGCCTATAATTAGTGGTACTAAGTATGCAATAGTCACATGGTTAGGTCATCAAATAGACACAGATGGATTACCAGATTTTTATTTACCAAGAGGATGAAAATGGATGCAATAATCATCACAGATTTATTTAAGGGAAATCAAGTAGAAGAAATGCGACATTGGTTAGACAATGAGTCGCCTTACTATGACGATCAAACTTGGGAAAGACACGAAACAGGTATGATGAAAAAGACTTGTCCCGAACTCGATATGTACCATATATTTAGTATTGACAAAGCAAGAGAAGTCTTTGATGTTCCCAATTTACTTCCTACCTTTGCTACTTTAAATTGGTATGAAACTAATGCAAACTATCCTGTGCATAAAGATACAGATCCTGTTGAGTTTACAATTATGTACAACTACTACAGCGAGAGCGGTTGGAACATGAATGTAAATGGTAGAGAAATAGTATTAGCAGACGAAGAGGCTTTAGCTTATGAAGGACAACAAACAGATCACGGTCGATTACAAAATCCGGGAGGAGTGACTGTTGCGCTATACTTTAATTATGCACGACCAGACAACTACCACTTTGTTTTAGGTGAATTTAGTGGTGGTGAGCCGGTATTTCCGTCCGGTCGTCACTATACAGAAATTAAGAAAGATTGGTACTAAATGGTAGAAATAGATTTAAGTGTGGGGGAATCAATAGAATACGACGCAAGTGATAGGGCTGAACAACTATTAATGAACAACAGGCTTACACTTGATCCTTCTTTAGAATTTTATGTAAATGAAAACATTACAAATATTGACAAAGCATTATTTGTTGGTGCAGGAGTAGGAGTAGCAAGTAAAGTGCTTACTTCAAATGGTAAAGAAGTAATAAATGTTGAGCCAATAACTTCAAGATTTGCAGATTTAGAAACAAATTGTTCTAGCGCTACAAATATAAACAAAGCTTGTGCAAGCACAAGTCGTAGCGGTACAATGTACTACTTTGACAATAACAAATCTGGTGCAAAACTAGATGTTGATTTTGGTGAGGGTGAACAAGCAGTTGAGGTTATTACAGTAGATAGCTTAGATTTAACAGATCTTGATCTGTTAGTCATAACTACAAATGGTAGCGAACTAGATGTTCTTGACGGTTGTGTAGATACTATTGCAGACAATCCCGATATGAAAGTTATTATTAGTTGGACACCCGATCTTATGGATAATATAGACGACAAAATTGACGATTTGAAAGCACAACCTTTTACAACTTATAAAATAATCCATTGGGATAAAGATACAAATGCTATATCTTTAAGAAACCAATATACAGGTGATTTTCCAGACGACAATTTAAAAATAGTAGAACAAGCAATGGTGTTGATGGAATAATGGCTAAATGGTGGGAACGAAAAGAATATAGTAGATTTTTAGAAGTCAAAAAACATAAAGTTGGCGACGATAAAATCCTATTCCTTACAGGTGATCCTGAATATGTTGATCTAGCTCCACCTCGTCCTGCTAAAGAGTTTATACCTGCTTGGTACAAACATTTACAAAGAGAGTGGACAGAGTTAAGAGAAGACGACGATAGTTGGAATACAGTTCCTTACAAAGATAATTCTTTAAAAAAATGTCCTACTGTAAAAGATATGATGACGGCGGGATATATTATACCTTTATGGCTTGATCTTAAAATTAGTCATAATAAGCAAACAGGATTTAATTGGTACAACAAGCACGCTTACAATGAAACTATTACATATCACGATCCCGCGTCCATAGGTAATATGCCTTTTCAACCTACAAGTTTTAACACAGCATTAAAATTTACAAATCCGTGGGATATAGTGACACCACCGGGTTGGTCAGTTATCATAACTCAGCCGTGGTATCATCGTATTTGGGAAATAGAAATTATGCCTAGTCTTGTAGAAACTGACTCTTATCATCAAATGAATATACCTTTTATATATCACGGAGTTGGTGAAAAAACATTTAGACAGGGTACGCCTCTAATACAAGTAATACCCTACAAGAGAAGTGGTTTTGATTTAAAAGACTACGAAAGTAGAGATATGGATGATTTAGACAAACTTTATTACTCAAAAAGCAGGTCTGCGGAAAGAACAAGACAAAACGGTTTTTACCGTTGGCTTACGCAACAAAATAAAAAGATATGGAAAGAAGAGGGGGTTATAGATGAGTAAATGTCCAATACCTAGAATTACTGATATATGGTCAAAGCCTATGAAAGATATAAGCAGAAGCGCACCTAGGGTTGCATACACAGTACCCGTACCTAATTTACAATGGGGTCAATTAGAAAATGAGGAAAGTAATGCTTTACCCTCAGTTAATTATGAACTACCTAAAAAGTTTGTAAAAGCCCCTAATGGTTGTGTATCTACACAATTTATGAGAAATAGATTATATGAAGTTAACTTTCCATATAGTTATGTAAAAATCAAAATGAGAAAAAATGAATTGGCTGACGATGTAGATAGATACGGTGGTTTTGATTTTAACGCACATTTTTACGGTAATGTAAAACACCACGGACCTTTTAATCAGCTTATTGTTGAAGAAAAAGAAGGTTGGGCTAGACCGGGAGTACCTACTATGCAAATATCTATGCCGGTTATGTTATTTTGTGACGATCCGGAAGTATGGATGGATGTACTACCTAGTGATAGAAATGTGGGTAAAGATTTACCTATTAGTACAATACCCGGATTTATGCCTATACACTCTTGGTCTAGAGGTTTATCTTGGGCTTTTGAGTGGGTTGATCTTGATCGTGAAGAGTGTTTATTAAATCACGATGTAATTATGTTTAATTTATTATTCTCTAAACCGGTAAAACTAGAATATGTACCGTGGAACGAGGAGTTTAGTAAACAATGGAATTTGATTAGTCAATCCTCAGTTAATCGTAGAGATACTAATCAATTATATCCCGAAGCTTTGAGTAGAAGACCAAGAAGACTAGTACCAAAGAAACAGAAATTATGGAAAGAAAAGAAATACTAATTGAAGAACTATTCCCACAAGATATTTTTAATCGTCTTGTTGGACTAGTAAAAAGAAATTACAAAAACTTTGAATACAACGAATTTTTTGGTAGGTATGGGTGTAGTAGTGATTTATGGCGTGCGATTATGCCGTACTTTAACAGATCAGTAGCGGTTGCTAGAGATGTGTTCCAATCCCCTACCCTATTACCTAGCTATGCTTTAGCCTGTCATTATGAGGGCGAGCTTGCTGAATTAGTAAAACACAAAGACAACAATGCTTGTACATATACAATAGATTTACATTTGTATAGTGATACGGATTGGCCTTTAATTGTAGAAGGTCGAGAATATATTTTGAAACCAAATCAAGCCTTAGCATTTTACGGTGAAGAACAAGAACATTGGCGACCGCCTTTTCCAAATGTAGATAACAATGGTGTAGGGGCTGCGTTTTTTCATTTTGTTGAGCCGGAACATTGGTTTTTTACAGGTGAAAAATGAGGTGGGTAAAAAAAAATAATATAGAGTTTGCAAGTATTATACCTGCATTACCCGACATAGCACCACCTGTACCTGCAAGTCAAATGATACCGGAGTGGTTTAAAAAACTACCTTTAGATCTTCAACAAGACAATCACAAACCATTTCCTATTATGAGTTCTCTTATAAAAGATTTGAATTTGCATACAATAAAGAAGTGTCCTGCTGTTGTTGATTACTTCACAGAAGGTTATATTATTCCTTTTTGGTGTGATATGTTAATACAAAGAGTAGGTGAAACTTTCCATTTTGAAACTAACTTTAGTGACGACAATGGCATAGGAAGTACTTTAGAGTTTCATGACGAGCAACAATTTAGCACATATCCTTTTGAAAGAAATGATTATCGTAGAGCTGTAAAGTTTACTAGCCCGTGGTTTTTTTGGACACCACCGGGTTGGTCAACACTATTTTTACAACCGCAACTACACCCTAATAAAGATTTTACTTTGTTTCCGGGTGTTGTAGAAACAGACACTTTCCATCAAGTAAATTTTCCTAGCGTATGGCATAGTGAGGGTGAAAGATTAATTAAAAGAGGTATGCCGTTTTTACATGTAATACCTTTTAAAAGAGAAAAAAAGAATCTTGTAGTTAGTAAGTGGGATGAAAAACACGATCACGCTATAAGGGACGAAAGTTTTAAATTAAGAAGTAAAATGACAGGTGGGTACAGACAGATTAACAAGAATAGGTTTCAATGAAAGTATGGATAGATCAAGATCTTTGCACAGGTGACGGACTTTGCGCTGAAATAGCACCTGATGTTTTTGTTATGCAAAATGACGGTTTAGCTTATGTTCAAGAAGTAGTTGGTAATTTTGGTGAATTAAAAATTTTTAGCGAAATACACAACAACGATCAGGGCGCAGAGGGGTTAGCACGAGTACCTAAAGGTCAAGAGGATTTAGTGACCGAAGCAGCAGAGGAATGCCCGGGAGAATGTATTTTTATAGTACCATAGAGTATTATGGTAAATAACTACAACTTAGAATATGATTTGCTTAAAAAAAGCAAAATAACGGACAGATCACCAAGAAGTATTGTAGATCAACCCCTTAGTGACCAACCATTTAACGAAATTTACGGTAAAGAGGAATCTAAAAAAACTTCTTCATAAATCAAGAAAATGTCTTCTTGAGTGTATATAATAATGAATATACTGATGTATAAATAGTTGAAAGGTAAGGTATGGCTAATCCAGAACAACAACAAGAACTATCCCCTGAACAAACAGCGGACTTAGTTAATCGTTTGTTAGCAGAAAACAAAACATATAAAGAAATAGTGCAAGATACTGCTAATAAAATAGCTAATCTTGAGTTGAGAAATAGTGAGCTAAAAGTACAAAACAATGCTTTAAATCAAGTGTTAAATGATATTGGCGCACAAAAAACAGCACCAACTCAAGCAGAAGAGGAATAATTTTGTCTTCTTTAGAAGAGTATGCATCATCTCAACCCACAAGAAGATCAACGGCGTGGCGAGAGCAAAACGAGTCTAACAGGGCTGCGTGGATAGAAGCTTGTGAGGGCGTGAAATTAAAAGGTGTACCCGCACAAACAGCAGCAAAATGGTTAATTGAAGAGAAAAATTGTCCTTTGTCCATAGACTCTATTAGAACAGCTTTGAGAAATACTATGGAACAATATGTCAAGTCTTGACGAATATAATAAAAATAAAAGCGATTTAACAAACGCTAAAAGAAAATCTAAAAATGTACATCCTAAAGGTTTTGAGCCGGGTTATAGGCTCAAAGGGAGTAAGGGTGAAATAACTTCGCAACCTCAAGAAGATAGTAATATAAAAGTCTTTGACGATATATTAGAACAACTTGAGCTTGATCCAAAGAAATACGAGGTTATAGAGCCGGTAGAAGTTCGTAGTTGGGATTCTATGGTCGATGGTGGGAAACGACTATTTTATTACAAAGCACGAATACAATCTCGTGGGAAAGTAAACCCTAACGATCCTGACTACGACGCTTTGCTAAAAGAAGTAAAGAAAGCAAAGAAACCTAAAAAGCTACAAACAAGCACCGACGATAGCATTGTCTTTTGTTGGAGTGATTGGCAGTTAGGCAAGCCGGATGGAGATGGTACAAAAGGTATTGTAGAAAGATTAAATCAAATGATACCTGACTTTGTTGATTATGTAGAAACACAACGCAAAAATGGTAGGAAGATCCAAAACTTATACATATTATCTTTAGGTGATATTATCGAAAATTGTAGTGGGCATTACCCGACTCAAGAGTGGGGTGGCGAGCTGAATCTTCGTGATCAAGTTAAGGTTGCTCGTAGAATAATGGTCAAAGCTTTGACAGAGTGGTCGCCATTATTTAAAAATGTAGTTGTATGTGCAATAGCCGGGAATCACGGGGAAAACAGAAACAACGGAAAAACTTACACGGATTTTGCAGACAATCACGATGTTGCAGTTGTTGAGCAAGTACAAGAAATACTTGAACAAAACCCTAAAGCATTTGGTCATGTTAAATTTTATATACCAGACGACGAGTTGTCAGCAACAGTAGAAATTTCAGGTAAAATTGTGGGATTTGCTCACGGACACCAATTTCGTTCCGGAGTTTCAGTAAAATCTGGTAGGTTTGCATTTGATAAAGGTATTAAATGGTTTGCAGGTCAATCTATGGGTAGAACGCCGGTAGGAGACGCAGATCTACTTGTATGGGGTCATTTTCATCATTACTTTATGCACCCTAATCGTGGTAGGTGGTTTATACAAGCACCATCTATGGACGGTGGCTCTAAATGGTTTAAGGATATGACAGGTGATGATTCGGGACCTGCACAAGTTTGCTTTACTATAAGTGCTAAAAGTGACACTTATTTTGTAAAAGATCAAATATTTTTTCCAAACAACTCTTAAATACCTGAAACCAACTTCTTGTCATTTAATATAGTCATGTATGAAATTAGAAGTCCTAAGAATCAGCTCACAAGAAGATTCCACAAGTGGTATTTTATTTGATGTCACCGACAACAAACGCAAGTTTCTTTGCTACACCGTCGAAGATGAATTTCGAGCCGAAAAAATAAAACATGAAACGCGTATTCCCGCAGGGACATACACATTAACACTTCGTAGCGAAGGTGGCTTTCACTCGCGTTATACCTCCAAGTATGGTGCTGATTGGCATCGTGGCATGATCTATGTCAACAATGTCCCGGGATTCGAGTATATACTTTGGCACACGGGGAATACAGATGAATCGACCAGCGGTTGTTTAATTTTAGGAAATTCACAAACAAGTAATCTTGTGCAAAGTGACGGGTTTGTGGGATCTTCCGTAAATGCGTATAAGACCGTTTACCCGCTTATAAGAGATGCAATACTTAGTGGCGAAAAAGTATTAGTAAGATATATAGATTTTGACTACATAGAGGGACAAGAATTTAAAACCGTATCAGGAAGTGAGCCTGTAATTTCTTATAGTCCTATTGATCAAAAGAAAAAAACTGAAGTATTTGATTTTTCTAAAGATTTTCCTAAATGGCCTAATAAATTATACAAAAAACAATCGCCAATGATTTTTGACGAAAAGCTTAAAGATTGGCAAAAGCAAGTTGGCATAACAGCTGACGGGTGGTTTGGTAATCAGGCTAAAGGAAAAGTTCTGGAAATCCAGAAAGAATTTGGGTTGACAGAAGATGGTGTCTTAGGTAAACAAACTTGGGACATTTCTTTTGCAAAAGAAAGTTAGGAGATTCGTATGAATTGGGAATTAACAGACGCTTTTAAAGTGTCATTAATAAGAGCAGTTAGAACAGGACTTCAAGCAGGTTTTGGTGTAATTGTTGCAGCCCAAACCGGATGGTTGGATATGGGTGTACTTGAGGGTGCAGTTGTCGCAGCAGGCGCTGCGTTTTTCTCAGCATTACAAAATGTTATTGAGGAAGCACCGTTCAAATTTATGTCTAACTTTCCAAAAGGTTAATTTAATTACAAGTGCGTCGATAGGGGGACTATATGTCCTCCTATTGTTTAGAGGATCAAATGTATTATTATAAAATAGAGTTATTAAGAGTAGTAGATGGAGATACGATCGATGTCAGAATTGATTTGGGTTTTAATGTGTGGCATAAATGTCGTATTCGACTCGTGGGTATTAATGCTCCTGAATCACGAACAAGAGATAAAGAAGAGAAAAAACGAGGGTTGGCTGCGAAATCTTGGCTTATAGACAAACTTGAGTCCGCCGAGGACGAATTAGAAATGAAATCTTATGGTGTAGGTAAATATGGCCGTGTCTTGGGGGAGATCTACATAAATGAGGTCAATATAAACGAACTAATGGTTAAGGAAGGACACGCAGTAAAATATGATGGCGGGAAGAGGTAGGAAGTGATGAGAGAGTGCTTCGTAAGTTCAATACCTTAGTTCGTTTATTAATTGTTGCTTTACTAATATATCCTTTCCCCTTAGCAGTAGCACAAGAAGTCACCGTCAACGAGGGTTTTAGTGATCAAGATTGGGATGGCTACTTTACTATTACAAGAGAAAATAGTAATTCACATAATACTGTTTGGACAGAAAGTAGTAATTACGGAACGCAGGGACAATTTCTAAGTTTATGTCATCAAGTTCATGGTAGTTGTACTCACGAATATACTTTTGAATTTTCAAGTGATATAGATGTATATGAAGTAGGTTTTGAAGTAGGTGCAGTCAATCAAGCATACTCAGTCACTTTTTATTATTCGGATGATACAACCGAAACAGAAAACAAGTCTGCACAGGCTTATGGAAATAATGGTGCAGATATGTATGACACATTTTATAAATCATTTACTGATTACAATGCAGTAGCAGAAAACACAGATAAATTTATAACAAAGTTTGTTATTGACATACACGATTGGTCTAGCTTTGACGATATGTATTTTCAATACGACGATGCTATATCTACAGGTAGTTTTGCTACAACAACTACGACTTCTAGCACTACGACAACTACAACTACAACTACAACTACCACAACGACTACTACTACCACTACTACCACAACTTTACCCCCTGCGCCTAACGGAATATCTAGTTATACAATTAGTGAAAGCTCAAGTGGTATAACAGTTGATTGGGACACACCATCCGATAACGGTGTCACAATAGGTGGGTATAGAATATTAGTAGCAGAAACCTATGATCAAGACTATAACGCTAACACTTGGTTTGAGGTGTATAGAAGTACAGATACCGATACTACGGAATTTACTTTACCGTGGGTAGATAACAATGACGCAATAGAATATGACACTCTAAACGGCACTTACTACTATCGTTTATCAACTTGTGCTACTAATTGGATGTGTAATGATGTTGAGGCGACTTATACAGTAGATAATACTGTTGGACCACCAATGAATCCTACAGTAGAAAATGTTTACAATAGTGGTGTCAAAGTTGTATGGGATATGCCTAACACAGGAACTAGAATTGCTGAGTCTTATGATTTATATTACAGAATAGACGCAGAAAACGAAACTGTTGTCTATAACATAACAAATACAGAGTACACTATACCTTATAGTGCAATTACTAACAACACTTACGAATTTTCAATTAGAGCTTATAGCTCTACTTATAATGTTTATAGTGGTTATTCTACCGAGCCGACGCTAACAGTATTTAATCAAAAAGCACAAGACGATTACGACGCTGAACAAAAGCGTTTAGCTGAAGAAGAGGCTGAACGCAAAAGACAACAAGCTATACAAAACGAAAAAAATAAAAATTTTAACGAAACAGGTTATTACGAAACAGATCAAGAGCGTAGAGATCGTGAGCAAAGAGAGTATGAAGAAGAGCAAGCCCGTCTAAAAGCTATTGAAGAGGCTTTAGAGCAAGAAAGACAATCTAACTTTGCCGAAACAGGATATTATGAAACTAACCAAGAGCGTGCTGACAGGGAATATCAAGAAGAACAAGATAGATTGGCAGAATTACAAAGACAGCGTGACAAAAACGAAGCTGAAACAGGTTATAGCGAAACAGACGAGGAAAGAGTTGCTAGAGAATTAGCGGAAGAAAAGGCTCGTATTGAGCAAGAAATTAAAGACTCTATTGTATTACCTACTACAACTACAGACACAGACGATGATGACCAATCACAATTTGGTGGTGGTGGAGAGCCAATAGACATAATTGAGTTAGTAGAAACTATAATTGAAATAAAAGAAAATACGGATTTTGATGATTATAAAGTTGACACAACGCCAGAAATTAACTTGGAAGAGATTGTTATTGTCGTACCTCCTACTACGACGACTACGACCACGACTACAACCACTACTACAACGACTATCCCAGATAAACCTGAACAAGATGAGGATAACTCATTTTTTGGTACGGAGGGAGATCAAGAGGTACAACTCACAGAAGAAGAAGTAGAAGTTTTAGTAGAGGCTGCTGAGGAAGCTATTACAGAAGTAGTAGAAGTAGAGGAGTTGACCGAAGTATTTGAGGATAATGAAATAGAAATTATCGAGGAAGAAGAGTTAGAAGATCTGTCGGTTGAAGAGCAAGAAGAGTACATAGAACAGGTAGAAGAGGCGGTAGCGGAAGTTGTTGCCGAACTTGATACAGAAGAAAAAGTAGAAGTCGTAAAAGAAGTAGCTAAGGTTTCCGTACAAAACTTAGGTAATGCTGATACAACAACTAAAGCTGTTGTAAAAGCTGTTGTTAAAGAAGTCACAAAGGTAGAAACCGTAGCTGAATTAGACGAAGAAGAAAAACAAGCCGTTGGTGAAGTGTTAGGTTTTGAAGAAGAAACAGCGGCGGAAGATGTTGAAATTATTGCACAACAAGCAGCCGAAGAAGAAAACATAGCTACAGCTGTTGAGGAATATGTTGAAAGAGCTATTGCTAACGAAGATGTTGAAAATTTTACACTTGCAGATGTTGTCACAGAGGTACAAGTAGAGGCGTTTTTGGAAAATCCAATAGGTGAGCTGACAAGTGTTAATATAGATATTAGAGAGATGGATCTGGGGTCGATAGGCGCTGACATGACAAGCGACCAAAAAGAAAAAGCACAAGAAGTAGTAGTACCGGTTATTATTGCTTCTCAAATTATCGCTCAAGCGGGTGCTTTAATTAGGAGATTTTAGATGATCAAAAAGATTTTTAGATTTTTAAATAATGTATTGGGACTACCTTATCAATTTGTTAAGTTGTCCATAAAAAGTTTTATAAGTTCTACAAAGTGGACTTGGAAGCAAATAAAGAAAATAAGTATAAAAGGTATAGCAAAGTGGCTATTTGATGTTGTTAAAGAGTCAATAGCGCAGATCTTCACCTTACTTGGTTTTTTTATTGCTTGGTTTACTTTGACCGGAACGGCACAAGATATTGTAGGTATTGCAATAGTCGTATCTACAATTATATGGTTAGTGACTATTAGATTGCGAGATTAACTATGGAATGTTGCGGAAATGGATGCTGCGGAGGTAAATAGTGCCTAGCGGTTTATCCAAATTGCAAAAAATCAAAATGATCATGGCTCGTATGGTCGCTGTATTCGTTGCTAACGGACTAGCAATCATTGGAGCAGGATCAATTATTGGTATTGACACCCTTAGCTCCGTGCTTTTGGCCGGGTCTTTGGGTGTCGCCAAAGTCACAGAAGCACTAGCTCGTGGTTTTCTCGATGACGGTAAACTAACTATTGATGAAATAAATGAAGCATTTGGCGGAAAAAAAGAAGAGTTTTAAATGAGTGAGCATAAGCATCCTGTTGGTCTTACACAAAAGGAAATGATTATGCTTGTATTAGATGGGCAGGAAAGAATAAACGACCGTATCGATCAATTACACGAAAAGGTAAATTCAAAAATATCAAGAGCTGAATTAAGCGGGTGGCTAGTAGCAGTTTCCGCTTTAGTAGTTCTTGTTCAAGCAGTTATGTAAATTAGTCCCAGAAGGGAGTTCTAATGACAGAAATAATTTTAGTTTTAACAGTATCTATAACTTCTATTGGTCTTTTAGTATGGCTAGCTGTTATGGGTACAAGATTTTTTAAATACTTCGGCGAAGTAGTACAGGAGATTTTAGATGAGCAGAAAAAGAATCAATAGATGTGTTGAGTGCAATGCGCCACTTAAACACATAGCAAATAATAAATGGATGTGTGATCAATCACCGAGTAATTGTAGTATGTCTATAAAAGTTATATTTTTAGACAATCCGGAAAAAAAAGATGAAGAAGAGTGACCCGCCGTGTCCTGTATGCAACCATACATTAATGGAAAGACACGCGGGATTATATTGCTATAATTACAAATGTCCGCAATTTAATCAAAAGGTGGTGGCGTGCTGTGAAGGAGGACAATGCTGAAAAGATTTATGTGTATTTCGCCTGTTTTAATGACAGCGAAGTATGTCCTACTATATCAAATTGTATTTTAAGTGCTGATCAACCTGAAAATTTAGTGTTTGGAATATATTTTCAATACACCAAAAATTATACACGATACGCATTTACAGATTTTATAAGTCAATTTGATAATGAGTTTAGAGTAGATTACGAGCATATTACGGAAGATAATATTGTAGATGTTATTGGTCTAGCTAAAGGTCGTATAAAATCGTATGCTATGTGTCAAGACGAAGAGTATAAAATGCTTATCGACGGACACATGATGTTTGCTAATGGTTGGGACACTAAAATTAAAGAAAAGCACAAAATAGCAGACGATCGAGGAATAACTAAGCCAATTATTAACGGTTATGCAGGATTGTATTATTTTGATGACGAGGGTAATAGAGTCCCGCATTTTAGAAAAGAATTGACTAATCTACGCTATCAATATTTTGTCGTTGACGACGAAAATGATATACACCAAAAAATGATGAGATTTAATTGGCATGATAGATTACCAACTCATGTTATGACAGATCTAAATCCAAATGGCGACGAAATTGTACCTAATGTAAGATTTTCCGGTAATTTTAGTTTTTCTAGGTATAACTTAGTAGAACATTTACCTGAGTGGGTTATATTTGAGGACGAGGAGATGCCGTGGACTATAAACTTATTTGACGCAGGTTTTAACTTTGTCTTTCCTTTATTTGACGAGCCAACCATTATGCACTTATATATGGGTAG